GTGCTGGTGGAAGCCGTGGAGGTCGTGAGTTGAACCACACCGGCAGTCGAGGTGGAAGCGGTGGGAATCCCAGCGTTGTCCAGTCGTTGCCACGCAGTCCAAGTACCTCCGTAATAACTCCGGGCATACACCTGCGCACCGTTGCTGTACTGGACAGCGGTCTGGCCTCGGTTGGAGGTCGATGAAATGGTGCTGTAGAAGGTGGTGGTGATGTGCCAGTAGTACGAAGCACTGGGACTATTCGCGTGGTTGGTGAGAATCACCGGGTCCGTCGCAAGGTTCGGGTCTTGGTTGGTAGCCCCTTGGTTGAGGTTACGAACAGCGGACGGGATCCGATCAATCGAGAAGACCCCGCTAGTGATATTCCCGGCGTCGTGGTTGTGCGAACTCGCTGCCTTTCCATCCAGTGCGCCCTGAAGCCCATTCACGTTTGCGATGGTGTGGTTGTGGCTATCATCTGCAACAGTCGCTGTGATGCTTACATCGGCAGAGCCATCAAAGGATACTGAGCCTGTAACATCTCCAGCAAGAGAGATTGTTCTTGCTGTAGCCAGAGCATTTACTGTGGCTGCTGTTGTAGCTGTAGTTGCATTTCCAGAAAGATTTGCAGTGATTGTACCTGCTGAGAAATTGCCTGAGGCGTCCCGCTGAACAATCGTGTTGGCTGTATTCAGGTTTGTTGCTGCGATTGTTGCCGAGTTAGACAATCCGAGATTTGTTCTAGCTCCAGCCGCATCAGATGCACCAGTACCACCGTCCGCAATAGCAAGGTCTGTAATTCCTGTAACAGAGCCACCTGTGATAGCAACGCTGTTTGAGTTTTGTGTAGCAATGCTACCTAACCCCAGAGTTGTTCTTGCAGCTGCTGCTGTTAGATCATCAATTAGCGTTCTTCCGAAAGAAGAAAGACTCGTTGATGCAGCAGTAGTTGTTCCATTAAAATATGCAATTGTATCTGCTGCTGGCGTTACACCTGAAATAGCTGTAAGAGCAGTATTTACCTGTTGTGCGCCAAGCGTGCCTCTTGCTGTCGCAGCATCCGCATCATCTAGTAATGTTCTAGCAAAAGATGTTAGACGTGTAGAGGCTGCTGTTGTTGCTCCGGTAAAATAAGCAATTGTGTCTGCACTTGGAACAACAGTTTTAATAGCTTCCATTGAAGCAGATGATTCTACAAGAGCCTTTTGCCAATAAGTGGTTGCTGTTGCAGGATTCTGATTAGTCCCAGTCTGAATACTCTTGTAAATAACGTTATTATGTTGTACGTAGCTTTTACCAGCGATGTATTCTGTAGTACCATCCCACTCAGGAATTCCCTTCTGGAGCATATAGGCCACATTAGTATCTACGCGGTTTTGCATCCAGTTCAACCATTGTCGCGGAACAACTTCTACGGCCCAACCAGTTGAGATTTTTTCATCCGTTGGTGGTACAATATCCCCTGTTTCAGCCCACAAACGTAGCATGTCTTTCTTAAAAATTTCTGCCATTTATATACACCTTATGTTATGCTGTATAACCACAGCAGTGTTATCTTATAGGAGGTTTGTCAGAACCCCACCAAAATCTGGATTATTCAAATCTCCAGTACCCTGACTGCCGGGGAATCCTTCCGTAGCAAAAACCCTCCCTGCCTGAAATTCTGCGTATTCGTAGAATACGCCAACTGTTTTTGGTAAAAGAGATTCCACGCCGGACAAGTCGAACAATAAGCCTTTTTCAACACTTGTTAAAATTTTACTTATATTTATTCTTACTCGTACATCTCCAAATTCCTGAAGAAAAATACTATCTACACCAAACAAAAATATATACGCCTGAATAACTTCTTCTGGTGTTGCAAGTGTTCTGTTCTTAAGGATTTTTGCTTTGATCAGCAGACGATATTCTGCGTCCGTTGGAACACGACCCAAGCCTGTTGGTGCATTGGGAGAATACCAAATAGAACCAACAGATGGATCAGTTAGTGACCCGAATGTGTCTGATTGAGGCGCACCCTGAAAACCGAAATAGGTAAATACTTCTGCATAGACAAGACCACGAGGTCTTCCTACAATATCCCCTAGAATATCTAGTTGAACACCTGTAGCACGGTCTATGCTGCGAAGTTGTTGAACCTGTCTAGCGACCTCTTGAGCCTCTTCAAATCCTGACATCAATAGCCTCAGGTAACGATCAAATACCGGCTTATTGCGGAATTGCTCAGTTACACGATCTCTTGATACGGACAGATAAGGCTCAACATTGAATTGATTTAATGCCATTTTCTGTCCTTTAATTATACAATACTAACAACAATATTGTCAATGTCGAACGTAGCCACTTCGTCAAAGTCAATAACGATGTTACTTGTTCCAATCGGAGACGGCGCTGTACCAATTGTGAGGGAATTTACCATATGCCCCGGAACACTATTTACTGGCGTATAGAATCGTGAATAAATTACATCATCACCAATAAAATATGTGTCTTGAACATAATCCAGAATGGCCTGTTTAATTTTGATAGCAGCATCACCAGCCAACCCACCAGTATCTGTAATACTAATTGAGATATAGATCGGCACTTCTGTCGGACGCTGAAACGAAATTGCATGGAAAATTCCTTGGCTATCCGTAACCTGTACAGTAGTGTTTCCGAAAGATAGAATACCTGTAGGTTTATTCTCCCACACAGCATTTGCAACCAAGGTTGTTTGACCACCAAGAACGATAGGCATGAAACTGTGTGCTGGAATACCTAAAATGTCTGTAGCGTTAGTGTCATTCTCATACACCATAACGTCAGTAACGCCCTCTACGTTCTTTAGAGCATCAATGAGAGCTTCAATAATATTAGCCGCACGTACAAACTTAGAGTTACGAAATCTCTCCCGTAGTTCTTCATCCGTCTCAAGGTATCGCCCTGTTGTTGCAGCGACGGGATTATAAACAGAATCCAATCCTGTAACGGGAACTAGGATGTTGGTTATAGAGTTTGCTGGCTCACCAAGGGGCCCGATTGTATCACTACGGACGTTTGCAAGATTCAAACATTTCACAATAGTTAGATTAACTGATGTTGCAAATTTACTAACTTGGAAAGGATCTTTCTTTCTCACATAAAGGATATTTCCAACAATCTCAGTGTTAAAAATAGCACCAGCGGCACTATTTACTCCCGATTGGAGTGCAGAGAGGATAGATGCCTCTGTGGGAGTAGCACCAGAGTTGACTGTAATATTTACATATTCAAATTCACTAGGTCCATACGAGATTGTATAATCTGTATTTGCGAGAATCGTCACAACGTTAACACCAATACCGGATGCCATATTTGGCTCTAAGAGCGTTAGTGTCTGAACACTAAACGTTGCTCGTGTCTGGGTTGATCGGATCTTTGTGGTTGAAGGTACTTGGGTATTGACATCACCAGATAGAACAACTTGAGCAGATGTTGGAAGAGCCCGTAACCGGACAATGCCTGAAAGTGCTACAAGATTATCTAACGACACTCCCGTTGCTGCATTTGGGTTGAAACTATTATAGACCTGCTGGATTGCTTCCCACAGATCAGCTTCTGCTGGTGCAACAACACCAATCATTCTGCCCAATGCTGAGTTATCCGACACATCCACTTCATCGCCCGGAGCAACAAGGTCTGAGAAAATCTCTCTTGCACGTTGTTTATTGTCTTCAAGGACTTCAGACAGACGTTTAATTTTAAGACCTTGATCAGTTAATCCCGCCATATTATACTCCAATAAATGTTGTTAGAGAGACGGGCACCGTTGTATTATCAACTACCCTCACTTCAAATTCTAGACTGAACCCTCTGGCTGCTGAATTAAGAGTGCTGTTATACGACAGCAACTCAATCACGCCCGGATCATCTAAAATGGCTTGCTGAAAAATAGCATCCACAGAGGCTTTACTTGCTTGTTTTTGAAACACCCTTTGGAAATAGGGGATTCCAACATCTAAATCTAAAAACCACTCTTCAAGAAATGTTTGAAGAGTGATCTTAAGTCTTTGTGCTACAACATCTCTTTGGCTATAGGTGATTGGGCACTCACCGTTGATAAATACAATATCGTTATTCTCAAGAAGTAAATCCATATATCACCTATCATCAAATTAGCTTGTCGGCCCGCTGGAAGTCCCGCCTCCGGGCTGAACCCCGGTGTGCTTGTGTGTCCCGAATGCAATACCATCAAATGTAAATGTACCTGTGTGATTTACAGTTCCACTCCAGTTGGTTGTGCCTGATGATGTCCAACTTGCAGTGCCTGTTGCATTCATTGAATACGTTGATGTATTTACAGTGAATGATTCACATTGGAAAGAGCATGTTGGAGCAACAACAGAGAAGCTGCTCTCAGCATTGACAGAGGCATTGTTGCAATTCACTGTAGCATTCTGATTGGTGTTGATGATGATGTCACCAGAGGGTTTCATTCTCACTTCAACTTCACGACCAGACCCGATGTTATGCGACACAACAAAGTCTGAAGTGTTATGACTCCATGTTCTCACTGAAGCGTTGTTGAGACTCTTTGCAAAAGGAACTAGGCCGGGGATAGCAACAGCATCTCTGCTATCCATCTTCCTGAAATCAGGAGGAGGTGCAAACTCCCCGCCTCCGCTTTTGAAAGTGTCCATCCCTGCTTGTGAGAATATGCACAGCACTGTATCCCCAACGAATAGAGGGAAACTCATCATAGAATCCCTACCCGCTGGAAACACAACAGGCACACCAAGAATCTGTGGGTGTTGTTCAGAGACACCATCAGCATATAACTGATCAATTACTGGTTGAACATCCACACGAAGGTCTGAGAGATTTGTTGGAATGTTTGTTATTTTACAAGGTATTGCTGTGTATAGGTTTGATAGTTCTTTCTGAAACGACAACGACAATACTTCTTCAAAAGAAGGCTTATTCATTAATCCTCCTTTGAGGGTTATTTATTGATGTTTGCAAGAGTTACGCCATCCACCTTAGAGCAGAAGCATTCCATATACCAATCATTGCCACGATAGTCTCCTGAATATTTTATATCATTTACACGATAAAATCCAGAGAGTGTTTGCATAACCTCTGATTCTAACTTTAGAAGCCTTCCCGGTTGGACTGTTGGGTTGAGCAATGCTGTGAATACCACACCCTGCTTCCTTGTCTTATCTGAATCCAACTTTGTACTTTCTCCGCTGGAGTAATATGGGATATCAATCAGTCCTGAAGATTTGGAGATAAGTGGAACATCTTCCGTGTTCTTATCGATGATTCCATTCTCTTCACTGACATACAGAACACCATTCACAATTCGCCATTCTAATCGGTTTTCTCGGGCAAATCTTGTGAGCATTTCCTTTGGAGTTCCGTGCAAAGGGTAACCATAGGGAATCGTTTCGTTGAGGCGTTTTCCCTCATAGGCACCCCGAGAAACACCATCCATCTTCTTACGGATTTCTTCAATAATCTCGACCTTTGACTTTCCGGGAGCAACAACAGCTTTGACTCGCTTGTGGTTTAACGAAGAGAATGATTCTCCGATGGTTAGCGTTGTTACTTTATCAGCTCCTTGCCTTCGTGTAACAACTTCAACTACGTTGCCGTTGATGATCTCGTAAATGCCAATCTGTCTGTACCCTGCTTTCAGAGAGCAAGTTAGAAAATCTGTCTCTAATAGTCTGAGGGTTTCTCTAGAAAGGTTATAGATCTGAACTGATGCACTACTACTATCTCTTTTATTATCCGCAGATAGAGATACATCAAAAGACATTTGCAAGTCAGTAATACGAACACCATCCCCAGACTTATAATCCCCGACGATTAGTTCATACATTCTGTCTTGCTGAGTGATAGTATTCTGTTCTGGCATTACTCAACCTCGTAAATGTAGAAAAACTTGTACAGTGTTGGGAGTGATAAGATGTCTCCGGTATCCAGCTTTGCCGTAAAGTTATTTGGTAGTGCAATAAAGTATCCAGACATATTATAGGCAGAAAGGTCATAATCTCCAGCAAGTAAATGACTTTCAACAATCTTCTGCCCAAGAAGAATAGGAACGTTTCCTGCATTGAAAACATCAAAGTGCCAGTGACCTTCTCGTTCATTCCAATAGAAGTTGAAATAACGCTGCTGATCTTCTAGAGTAATTGAATAGCGGTAATAAGGATCTGTGTATAGTGGTAATTCTGTAATTGAAAATGCCATTATAACCCCTTATTCAAAAAGTTTTACTGCTTGCGATCTTTCATCTTTTACTGATGCCGCTGTCTCTAGTGTGAAATCTCTAGCCTTGTTTTTAGACAAATCCTTATTAGTGGTTGTCTCTATCTTACCTTGAGCGCCCTTGTTCTGCTTGCCAGCCGCAGAAGAAAGACTACTACGTTTATCTACACGCACAGAAGCAGACACAGCGTACTTCACACGTTCAATAGAAATCTCTGGGAAAATTGCGTCTCCGGTTGAGTCGTCCTCGTTAAAGGATAAACTTGTCATTACACAATTGTCGTATATTGCTACCAAAACACCCTCACGGAAATCTAGGATATCAAACACTTCTCTGTTATTGAACATCCCGATCAACTCATTTGCTACTGTAAGTGCTGGCTTTACTTTAGAGATACCAGTCACAATAACACTTGGTCGCTGATCAGATAGGAATTGACTAGCAAACTCTGGCAGAATCGGACCAAATGCTGTTGGATCAGAAATAAACACGTTTGAAAACTGTGTTGAGAAAACATCTCCATTTACAGGAGTGTTATTAATCCACTGCTTATTAGATACTTCTGGATTTCTAGCATCTAGAGATGGACGTGAGATGTTAAAGTCTGCATCACTTAAGACACCAGAGATTGTGAATTTCTCATTGTCGATTGTTGTATGGTCGGTGATAACAGTTCCGTCTTCCAACGGATGCTGACTCACACTTCCGGATAAAGACCTATTTAGTTGTAACACTGTATCAAACCAAATAAGTCCAGAATCTTTTCGTTGGATTGCTACGGACATTTATTTCCTCTTAATTATAGAAAGGGGCCGAAGCCCCTCTCGTCATCACCGTGCTGGCGCAATATTCCCACGCATAGAGCTATATTGCAAACTGAAAGCATCTTGGATTGAACTATTGATAGCACTTGCAATATCCGATGGTGTAGCGTTAGGATTGGCAATTTCAATCTTCTGGATTGTCACAGTGTTTGTTGCCTTAGTACTAGAACCAGACGAGTTGATCTTCTCAGCAACAATCTGAGTCATTCTTCTATCTTTAGCCGTCTTGTCTGCCTCAACAACGCGCATTGCCTCTCCTAGTGGATTAAACAACGCCCTCCACCAAGAGATTTGCTCACCCTCCGGTTTCACAGAAGCCATTGCAGATTGTGGAGAAACAGGTAGAGCAGCTATTTGGAAGTTAGTACCTTTAAGTTTTCCAATAGCCTCAATCAGTTCTGTAATTGCCCTTGCAATGTCTCTTATTTCTCTGGCAGTCGTCATTGCAAATTTAGTTAGCTCTGTGAAGAATGTAGTGCTCTCCGTGTCCTTTGAAAAAAGACCGGCGAGTGCAGTTGCCATATCGTCAAGCGCAGTCTTGGTTTCTAGAAGGGTTGCTCTATTCTCAGGAGATAGGCTATCAAACCACCTCTTTGTATAACTATCCTTTCCTTCTACAGCCTTGATAACATCTTCAATAGCTAACGCCATACCACCGAGTAGTGTTACAACCCTACCAATTGGTGTTAAGTTTAATGCAAACAAGCCCATAAAACCTAGCAATGCTTTCTCGGATACACCAGCCCACTGAGCAATCTTTGGTAATTGCTCACCAAACTTACCTATTGAAATTACAACTGCATTGACTGGACGCATTAGATATTCAAAAGCCCCACCTAGAGCTTTTACTAGGGGCGTTGCTCTGCCCATCTCATCCGCGCCGTGCCCAAAAAACTCACCAAGCTGATTTTCAAAACCACCCAAACCAAACACTCTTACACTGTCGTGCCAAGCATTTGTAAATCTGGCTTGTTGTGCAGCAACGGCTTGCATTGCTTTTTCTAGGGCACCACCTTGTTTAGCTCTTTCTAGAAGAATTCCAGAAAAACGTTCCATCACATCCCTAGATTTAACTTCTCCTCGCTCCATTGCTTCAAACAATTTTGCTACAGCGTCTGGATCAGTTCCGAACCCTGCGGCTTCTGCCATAGCAGATACAACGCCCGGTGCTCTTTCAGCTACATTTATGTTCAGAAGGGGCCGCAACGCCCCTCCCCGCATCATTACATGCAGCTTATAGTTTCCTATAAGATCAGACTATATCTTAGAGGGGTAACCCCTCTCCCACCACTTCCCTTCGCTTGAAGGTACGCCTTACGGCTAGTCGTTGAACTTTATGCTACCACACATATTCACAAGAGATGTGACGATAACATCTGCGACGTTTAATATCACTGATTATATCAATTGTTACTGCATCACTTGTATTTAACTTGAGAATCTCCATTGGGCCTACGCCGTCCTGTAGTTTCTCACAAATAAAACGAACTGTTTTTTCCGAAAGCCTTTCTTTTCTTGGCCTTCTTGGGATATCAGGCAACCCATGCAAAGCATCTGCCCAGATTGCTTTAGACTTAATACTTGCCACCGTAGTGGTAGAAATCCCGTATTTCCTTGCAACATCCACGTTTCTAGCGCCACCGGCGAGGTCCATATATGCTTGCACAGCATCTTTACTAGAAATGAGCGCCCTGCCGTTTGATTCTCCGCGATTTGTGTTCAAGCCCTCTCGGAAAGCATGTTGCATATTTTCGTGTCTAGTTACCCATTCGAGATTTTCAACACGGTTGTCTGTTTTTATGCCGTTAATATGATTGACCTCTTCTTTATTCTCTTCATTTGGTATGAAGGTTAAAGCCACCAGTCTATGCACTAAAAACGACCTTCGTACTCCATCGTCACAGTGCAGTTTTACTCGTAAATATCCACCCTTGTGCAAAGTAGGAAATAGTATTCCGCGAGTTTCAGAAGATATGATCCCTGAGGTAGAGATTGTGTATCTTTTTGCAAAAGGTATTTGTTTCATTTTATCCTCCATACTTTGGTTTCTGGAGATTGGTAGCATCTTAGCTGCTGATTGCCCAATCTTGACAATTCTTAAACTGTCACGCCCGATATTACTATCCACGTTGTAGTTTGTCAAGCTCTAAGGGGTTTCCAGCAATTCAATGGGTTTTAAGTCAGCTAGTAGTTTACTGACCCTTAAGTTCTTCGGACATCACCTGTCCTTTGTTAATGATTTGCTCTACAGCGCGAAGCGTTCCTTTCATGGCCTCTGGGTCGAGACCCATTGTGCGACCATAAGCTGAAACACCTGTGAAGATATTCTGCACAGATTCTGTGGAATAACCGGAAGTTGTTCCAGAGGCAAGCATTCGTGTATATGCCGGTAGAGCATCCTTGGTAACAACGCCCAGTGTTGATGTTAGATTTCTCACCCACTCTTTCTGGGCTTTTGCTGCGTCTTCACTTCCTGTTACGGCTGTCAACGCAAGATCTTGTGCCTGCAATTCTTGGTTTAATCTGTTTAAATGTGATACGGCAAAAGCACCAGACAAGCCTGGAATAAAACCTCTGCCCCAAGTGGCTGCTGTTCCAGCTACACCACCAGCAAGCATACTTTGTCTTGCTCCCATTGGGCCTCTGCCACCAGAGACTCCACCGCCACCTCCACCAGAAACGCCAGCATTGAGTTGAATCTTAATCTTTGCTTGTCGCTCAATCTCTCGCAAAACACTTGCAATCTCTGCTCTAAGAGCCGGACGATCAACCGATAATTTAATCTTAGGCTCTACAATTTGGAGCGTTCCGATTCTCTTAGTGACACTATCGACAGCAGCTTTAGCGTTCTGATAGAATTTCGCTTTATTGATTGTGGCGTTAAATCGAATTGTCCATCTATCTTCAATCTTCTTACGCCAAGTTTTCAAGCTATCTAAAGCCTGCTTCCACTTCGGCATTACATTGATGTCAAATGTTTCTTTCTGGATGCTTTCCTTGACAGCAGCACGCATTGCCACTAGACTTGGAACACTCACTTTGACATCTTTGAAAAGAATCTTTGTAGTGTCTAGTCGCTCCTTAATCTTTGCCTTTACAGCAGTTAGATTTGCAGAGGCAACTGAAATGTTGGATAGCTGAATGTTTGTTCTTTGAAGTTGAGATACTTTCTTAGACCAAGCAGCTTCATTCAACTTCAGCGTAACTGTGACCTTGCTTTTAGCTAGATCATTTAGGGACTTCATTTTTGCAGCAACAGCATCTAGTCTCTTCTCAAATGAAGCAAGCGGACGATGATCCGCCTGCCATGAGAGTTTTCCGACTAGAGAGGCTACAACCTTCTCATTAGCCATTCATGTTCTCCTGTTGTTTGGCTCTTTGCTCTGCTATTTCTTGTATCTCTCTGTTTGCATCAAGAACCTCCAAAAGATCATAAGCATCTGCTGTATTATATTTGGTCTGAAGATCGTGCAGAGAGCATAAACGGAGAGGAGAAGTTATTAGAAGATATAAATCAAAATCAATTGATAGTGTTTCATTTAATCTCTTCATCCTCCCATTTACAGGAGTTGGTTCAGAGGTATCGCTTACTCTTCTGAACCGAACAGCGTAAAAACCGAGCCAAAATTGAACTCCAGAATCTCTTTCACAAGATTGAAAAGTTTGTCATACTTACCAGCAAACTCCATATCAAAATTGATTGCCATGCTACCCTTGCTGGCGCTATTGACAAGTTCCTTGATAATTGATTCAACATCAATCTGATCCATATTCTCAAAAAGGCTTCCAAGAGCTTTCATCAGGCCATCTTCCTGATAACCGGCCATGGCTGGTCCAGCGAGCTTACCAATCTGTTTTAGAATTCGGATGCCTTTCGTGGCAGGTAGTTGTGTAATTGTGAAAGATTCACCACCAACGACAACTTGCTTTTGTTCAATCATATTTTTCTCTCCTTACGTATTTTAGAACAGCCCTGTGACAGCAGAAACAATTCTATTTCCAACGTCGCTAAAAATAGAATCCGGGCCGGTTGTTGCACCAGTGAAATTACTGTCTGTAATTCGCAGCATATCAAACGTCCATACTCTAGGATTAAAACCTGAAGATAGTCGGATGTTTGGATAGTTTGCAATATATGCACTATCGCTTTGAAGGATAGTATGACCAGATAGATCGCTGAGAACAAGATCAAGTCTAGCACTCTTATTGACCCTATCTTGTTTAACTATCTGAAATAGTATATCATTCGTTGGGCTTGTTTGCAATACTTCAACTGTTAGTCTTGCGCTAGAATCGGAATTATAACTTCTAGAGTTTTGCCCACGGATTCCTCTCTGAATTATGAAAGCGTCCGTATTAAACTCTAACGACATTTCTGTAATACCAGACACCACATACCCAGAAATGATTAGACTCACCTTATCTGGAGAGTATGTTCTAGTTTCTCTTGCCATAACTCCTCCTTAAATAAGGCCAAACTGTTGAAGAAGTGGTAGTGTTGCAGCACCTAGCAAGATAGCATCTTCAATTGCGGAGGAATCTCCGTTGCCTGCTACAGCCAACATTGCACCTGCTGTTTCAAATTGCCATTCTCTAGTTTGCATCTCTTTACCAAACGAAACATCTGGAGCTTTTGAAATCCAAGCATCTGCTGCAAAGAATATTGATTGACCTTGCCCGTCTTTGATGATCAATGGGAACTTACCCATTCTTGTCACCTTATCTACGTTATAAATTGTAGATAGGATGTTGTTGGACACACTGGTTTGTGCTAAGGTGACAGTGATGGTGTATCCTTCATCTCTTGTGTATAGCCGTTCAATAGTTCCATCCATAGCCCTTTGTGTTTGAACGGGTTTTGTATTATTTACAATATTAACGAATGTGCCATCCACATAGCCAGAAACAGTGTGAATTCCCCCTACAGAGATTGACACGTCGCTCGGATCATATGTATATAGTTGAGCCATAACATCTCCAGAAAAAGAAAAAGGGAAGAGGGACAACTCCCCTTCCCTCTATCTAAGAGCAAGTCTTTATAGACCTCTAATTATATTACAGCCAGCGACTATCCACAGAAATACCAAGCTGATCGAGAGCTGCTGCATCCTCTGAGGAGATAGGACCGTTACCACCGATGAGGCTTGTCATCTTAGGAGCATGAATCACCCAATCCCGAGTTTGCATGGAATTGGAAATTGCGCTTGAAGGTACTACACCAATGTACGCTTCCTCTGAGAAGTATGTGCTACGACCAGAGTTATCACGGATTGCAATAGAGAAAAGACCATTTCTACTAGCTCTGTCATTTTCATAAAGGGCTGTTAGAATGTCGTTTGATGCTGAAGTCTGTTGAAGACTGATAGTAATCGTACCTGAGGTATTTGCATTATAGATACGAGTGTTTGTATCATCTGCACCTGTGTAAAGTGAGAAAGTATCTGCATTACGATCAATGCTCACAATACTATCTTCAGCAAAACCACCAACAATATGAGACATCCCTGTAGATTGTTGAGTGATAATAACTGCTACTTCGTTAGGCGAGAAAGTGCTGAGTCTTGTGTTTGATGCCATTTAATTCTCCTACTAAGTTATTTATTAGGTTTGCGGGGTTTCCCCCGCTTTGTGTTCTAATTAAACGGTCACAACACCGCGTACTGTAACAAAATGACAATAAATTCAATAGGTTGCGTTAAAACCTACCCGCTTTCGCTGCTGCATGTTTCCATGCAGATTAGACTATATCTTCATCCTTTTCAGGAGTCTCCCGTTTCGCCTCACTTGAGGCTACGCCTTGCGGCTAGTCGTTGAACGTTCCCTTTCGGGCTTCGCTGCTGATTGTCCAATCCTGTTTATTTTCTAACCTTCACACTCAATTCTAACACGAATTCATGTTGTGGTCAAACAGGCTATAAGGAGTTTCCAGCAATTAGAGAGATTATTACGGCGTGTGCTGTTCGCACATATAAGACGTTACCGTCCTACACGACTCATTCGTTAATCGCACCGGCAAGACGAGCTTCAAACTCAATTCCATCAAAAATACGTTGCGCACGCATATTTGGAGCAATGGTAAGAATATCTGGGACACGAACCACAGGAGCAGGGTTGTCAGCAAGACCACCAACACGAACACCTTCCTGAAGTTGTGCTCTTACTTCTGTTTCAATGATTGTCGCGCCTGCCTGAGTATATGGGATCTTCTTGCTATTAGCTAGACGGAACCAGATTCTTTCACGAAGACGAGCTTCTAGCCAATCAACGAACACCATCGTATCAATCCACTCGCCACCCATCATGTTACCACCAACAGTTACGTTGAGGCCACCAACGCGCTCGTAAGTGTTGCCGCCCTTATCTTTGATAATGGTGGATTCGGTGTCGGTGAGTCGAGATACAGTAACACCAGCAAGAGTCTTATATGCCCAAGTGTTGCTGCCGGGACGCTCTTGAAGCTGGAAGCCAATCCAAGCACATTCTGGGAACTCGGTATCAGCAGTTGCACTATAGATACCAAATGTGCGCTGATATCCAGCTGCTTGTAGGAGGCTGAACACATCGGTTGTACCAGTTACCTTAACATCAGCATCTGAAGTTGAGAAGCCGTAAATCTTACGCTTACCTTCGATTGCAGCGGCAATTGCAAGAACATCTGCTTCAACGTGGGATGAGGTAGTTAGAGCATACCAAGTATCGTTTTCGTCTTGAACAGCTTCAATGGTGTCTGCCCAAGTTTCAGTTGCGAAGGCATCAGTCTTAGTGATATTTGAACTAACAGAAATGCTCCAATCAACTGTTGAATCAACAACTAGAACACCAGTGATAGCAGTTGCTGTGATTCCGGGGATAGCAGCTAGATCAATTGCTGACTCAAGACCAGCAGCAACTTCCACAGCAGTATCTAGAGCAACAGCGGTGTATGTGAAAGCCTGCCCATTGATTGTAACAGTATATACAGCACCAGTCTGAACAGCAGTGGGGGTTAGAGTGGTTGATGGTACTTGACGACGACCAATCACAATAGAAGTTGGTCTGATCTGCTGTCCGAAGAACTTACTTGCAGCAGTATAAGCTAGGCTGGAAGTACCAAAGTCATCACTAACAGCTTCTAGACTTGAATAAACGCGAGCACGCTCTGAAAACACGGTGTGTTCAAGAATGAATGCTGGAACGTTAAAGTTTGTTTGAGTTACAGCGGCGGTTTGCCGAGTAATTTGGATTTCGACAATTTCGGTGAGTTGGGTCATAGACTCCTCCTACATGGGTTATAAATCGTACTACGGAACGACTGTTTCAGGAATATCAAGTGTGGTGATCATCTCATAGTCCGGAGGATTATTTGCATCCTTATAGACCCCTCTAACAACTTTCACCCCTTCAATCCAATCCTGCTCATAGATATGTTGTACAGAGAATCCAAACTCAACATCTAGTTGGTAGTACATGTACATATCAGTTTCTCGTTTTAGTCTCACCCTTTCAATCGGCTGATATCTAAATAGAGATAGTTTGTTAGCTCTTTGGAGTTCATATCCTCTAGGTGTCCGAAGATTCATTTCCATCGTTTGAGCTAAATCAGCTAACGTTGTGTTATTGTCGTACTTACCAACAAATTCAAACCTAACGTTTGCAAGATAGTGTTGAAGAGTTGTACTTGAGCCATTCAATAACTCGTCCACGGATACGAAATGTGAAGACTGCTCCCTACCAACAGCATCCAGACTTCTGACGTTCAGTAGTAGATAGGGAGTTAGTGGCTCTGGTCCATTCTGAAACGGAAAAATGATTCTTCCAGATGATGCCAGCGTTGGGAATAGCGCACTCGCATAAGCATACAGAGCGTCTTCTAAATCTTGGTAGATGTTCATAGACTCTCCATTATGTTAGTTCTACACGAGAGCAAAGAGCTTTGAAGTGTTTTAGCTGGTTACCTGTATCATATTCGATAACCTTCATAACTTCGTATGTATCTCCTTTCCACTCAAACCTGTCTGCTGCCCATCCGTTGGCACCCTCTTTGAGTTGGCGAAGTTCGTCACCTTTCGTATATACTTTGAGAACAGCTTTACTACGGTCTGCTTCTTGAAGGATGAGAGTGTCAGAGGATTTCATTACTGGTTGCACGTTCGCAACTACAGATACAGTTGTTGGTGTTCCAGCAACCAGCCTACCATTGACATACGTTGATGCCGTAGTTCGTGTGACTGTCAGTGTGACACTCCCAACAAGGAGAAGTGGTGGGTATAACATCAATTTCTCCTTATCTTAGATTTAACAGAATTGAGCATGTGTCCTGTGAATACCAGAGGGTCGTTTCTGCCTTTTTTCGCAGCCCAAGACTCACTGTTCGGAGGTGTTGTCCAATCCTGAATTGTTTTTTGCATACTTGCTTTAACAAGATCCCCTAATTGACCAAGGATTCTGTTTTCACCGCGTCCTAACGTAAGAGCTTGAGATGCAACTTCTGCCATCAGTTTAACATAACTCTCAACAAGCCCTCTTTTGGAGAATGTTGTTTCCATAAAAGGTCGTGATGGAACTTGCATACCAGCACCACGTTCGTTTATCCATGCTACGTTTGCAACAGGTTGGCTATCATTTTCAGGACCATACCGATCTTCTTCAAAGAATCCGGTCAGTATTTCTGTACCATTCAACTGCCTCACTCTGAATATCGTTGAGTCTAAGGCACGTTTGTCAATCTTCACAGATCCTGCCATACTACCATCCTAGCAAGTTTGATTCTGAATCTCTTGGGTTTGTTTGATCATACAACTTCTTACCTTCGGTAAAACCAATGTAAGTGTCTCTTGTTACGTTGTCTGAGTTTTCATCGTTTGCTCGCATATCCTCTTTGGATATACCACCAGCATACGGCATTGCAACGGACATCGACAGTTCTGGGTTTTTAACCATGTCCATCAATGCGTTTCTATAATTCTTAAACCACTCTGAGCCATAGACCTCAATATCGCCGGTACGTTCTCTGGAGAATCTTGAAATCTTAAAAAGAATAGCTCTTGCTGCGTCTAGGGTAGCTCTACGAACACTACCAGAATACTTATCTAGGAAATACTGATAATCTGCATCGGACAGTAGTTCCATGTCTTGCCAAATGTCACCAACATTCAGCCTTACTTCCATGACAGGATTAGTTAAATCCCCATTATAAGGCATATCCACTGTCTCCTAATAAAAGGGGAACACCCTTAATAGAGCATTCCCCTTACAGATTAACTACTACTTATGCAAAACCACGAACAACTAGGCCGGGACGACGGAGTACGTTCAGGAAGTTGGTTTCGCTTTCGAGGATGATTTGCTCACCCTTTGGATCAGCGTATTCAAAGACATAAGCCTCTTGACCAACAGTACCAACTAGATCGAACTTCTGAGCAGGAGCAAAGTAGGTTACGAAGTCGTCTTGACCACCGGCTGGTAGGAAGTAAGCATCGCCTGCGGGGATGTAACGAGTGATGCTACCCATAGTGCCAGCATAACCACCACGATACTCAATGAACAGTACGCCACCAAATGAGAACTCACGATAGCGGGCATCGAGACCTTGGGCATTTAGACGCTCACGTAGAACTTGCTGTGAAGCAGTGTAATACTTGAAAGCATCAACGACCTTTGGATGGGCAATCAGTGCGCTGAAGAACTCTGGTGAGCAGAGAGCGAAGATTTCACCAACAACCTGACCAGTGAAGGCGTTGTCTTGAATGTGAGCAATAACTTCTTCAATCTTTGCGAGGATTTCAGTGGTGCCAACATCTAGAACGAAATCCACTTCTTTACGGGTAACACCAAACTCGGTGTACCAGTTGTAGGAGACGGTGCCGTTTGGAGCGTAGGCAGTACCATTGACGATGGCATTCATACGACCAGCTTCGAGAGTTGCAGCATGTGACATGCGAATACGCTCTAGCTTGCGGGCACGAACAGCATCAAGACGCTCTGCACCATCTTCACCATAGGCACGCTTACCAGCAAGATCCTTTGGGTAGATGGCGTCGTCACCGGGGAAGTGAGGAACGCTGAAGGCGTGAATCTTACGGGTGTAGTCCTTGTTCAGCATTGAACGCTGACCACGAGTGCGATCTTCTAGGAGACCGTAGCTCTTTGAAATAACTTCAACAGAGGCGGTATCAGTGGTGATACCCTCTGATTGGAAGATACCGAGTTGTTGAGATAGACCCCAGACGTTTGGAACTAGAAGCAGATTATCGGTATAATCGGTTACGTCAAAGGCTGACTGGTATGAACGGGTAATAGGCATATTAATATTCCTTAAATTAGATGTTTATCTGATAGCTTTTAATAGCAATTAGAATTGCTTGTCAGCTAGGATGCCCTTACCGGCTAGAACAGCTAGAACAGCGTCCTTCTCTGCGTCAGTATCCACGTCAGCACCAAAAGTGAGTGCTTGACGAGCAACCTTTGCAGGACCACGAGCTAGAACCAGCACGCGAGTCTTCATCGCAGTTTCTGGATCATTGAGGTCATCAACGAGAACATAGGCTGCGTTTGCAGTGGTTGCAACAGTGACGAGAGCACCGGCATTATCAAGAACTGAGCCTGATACGGCACCAGCGGGAACGGCGGACTTTGCTAGAGTTTCAAAGCAATAGCCGCTTGAGTAGTCATAAACATGCTTGAGCCAGTTTGAAACCCGACCACGATCAGTTGAAATTAGAGCCATAGTATATTTTCTCCGTGTTTAAAATTTGCGTGTTACGCTTGGTTACCGAGAAGAACGATCTCGTAAGAGATCACTTCTTGCTTTGGTATTTTGCCTTAAGGATGGCAGCAGTGCCGTCCATCTTTACAGGGTCTTGCTCTGATTGACCGGGTACGCCAGTCTCTTTGAATAGTTCGCTTTCTTCTAGTTGAGCAGTCTTAGCAGCTAGACTCTTAACGATCATATCAAACGCTTCTTGTGAAATAGCTTCGGTGGCCTTGAACATGTCCTCAACAGCATCTTCGGCTAGAACAGCAGCAAGGGCTTCCTTGCGAGCTTTTACAATAGCTTCCTTCTGTGCAGCCTTGAACACTTCTAGTTCAGCTTGAACAGCCTTAAGAACTTCTTCTTGAGCAGCCATTTCAGCCTTAACAACTTCGACAGCCTCGGTTACAGCCTTTGTCACTAGCTCCTCATGGAGAGCCTTCTGAATCATTTCCATATTATCCTCTGTGTTGTTTGTTGAGGGAGAATCCATTTCTGCCTTCTTGACAGAAACATTGTCGCCCTCTGAATTAACAGAGGACAGTGCTTTCTCTAGAAGCTCTTGAGCCTCAAGAACAGCTAGAGAATCTTTGTAAGAAAGTTCTGAGAGTGCTTTCTTAACATCTTGCTTTGAATAAACAGACTTCATAATTGAGATGGCTGCAACACGCTCGTCAATATACTTCTTGTATTCACTTTCGTATTCATCGGAAGAATCATCTTCCTCTTCTTCTTCAAACCCAAGAAGTTTTGCAAGAATCTCGGCGTCTTCGTAGTACATGTTGAAGAACTTAACTAGGAATTCTTCAAAATCCATTGTGACGCTCACTTGGGTTGCTTTCTCAACAATGTCGTTTGGTACATCGTTGGTTGCTTTGAACACGAGAGTGGAAATTCCATTGGCAGGACCACCTTGGTGCTTACCAACTAGGGCTACGTGCCCGCCTTCATGATCAAATTTAATATCTGTAAGCCGACGTTTTGCTTTATCACTCATCTAAGTTCTCCACCATAGCCATTGCCCCGATTGAGACACCATTAATATCTCCAGCTTTTATAGCCTTCCAAATCTGCTCACCAACCTCTGTCTCAGGGAAAGACCACCACTGAAGCCAAGCGCCCTTTTTAATCTCCCTTCCGTCATCGGTGGTGAAGTTGGCCGGGTTGATGAATGACTGAACAATCTTGGCTTCTTCTGTTTCAACTTTATGGAACAGGTTTGCCTTCATACATGCCGTGTTGAAGTTGATACAAGCCTTCTCCACTTCTTCAGCAGAATAAGTGTCTCCGTGTAGATCCACCTCATCTGGAGACAGCACAACAAAAAGAGCCATTCGCTGTTCTTCATCTAGAGACTTAGTGACCTCAACAGAAGCCACTTCGTCTTCATTCTCTTGAAAGAACTTCTCCACGAACTGCACTAGGGCTTCCGTCAAAGATTTTTTCACATTATCTCCTTTAAGCATTTTCTGAATTACTCGCGGACGTGTCTTCACCAGCAACGGAATCTGATGTACCGTTACCAGATCCCTTACTCATACCATCACCACTTCTACTTGTGGCATTGGATAGTGATTCCTTATCTACAGGCTCAGTTTCTGGCTTCTGATCTACACCAAGAGCCTTTCTCACCTTGTTAGCCACAGGGCGATCAAACTCAACGGCACCAACTGAGAACATGCGCTGAATAGCCTTCGAGAATTCATCTAGACTTACGTTGTCAAAATCTGTATATTTGATCTTAGGAAGTTCTTCATCTGGAGCATAGCCATTCAGTGCAAATAGCTGCTTCACGAGATCGTTGTTCAGAACATCCTGAATTTCACGAAGTCTTGACTCAATAGCCAAGTGCATGATGCTTGACTTCTCAGATGCAAGAGCGTATGATCCAACACTGTCCTGTCCCATTCGCAGAATATCGGCAAGCAGACTCGTTAGAATCTTATTATCCCACCTGCGAACAAGGGCATCTGTGTCATACATTTTTGAACCCTCTACAGACATGAGAGAGAATTCAAATAGAGGCTGACGTGATTCAGGGTCAAAGGCTTGAGGGATGATCAGACCACCCTGCTCGTTATTCTGAATATTACGAATGACTTGCTTGTAATACTCATACACAGCTTTTTCGCTATCAGAAGCATCCGCAGACATATAGCGCGGAGGAATCTTTAGAAGTGGTAAGCCGGTAAGTTCTCTGGCTACGCCAACACTCTCCTGCTCTTCAAGCAATGTCCGATATTTCCAAGAATAATAGCACGCGACAAGTGGAGACTTACCCTCTGGGTTGTCTCGTTTTACACCAGTACGGAACAATAGGAATTTATTACGAGGAATATCAACTTCTTTCTTACCTAGAGCCAGATATCGAAGACCATTTTCAATCATCGATAGATCTTGTTTAACACCGATAAGGCTACGCCCATCTTCTGAGAAGATCCATTCGCTGAGAGTATCTTGTGCTCGAATTGGTAACTTACGGATACCAATCTTATTGTCATTAAACTTAGAACCAGCAGAATGAAGTCTCCTACGATATACCTTCTCATGGACTGAGAATCCGTAAGTGATCGTAGATGTAACTTCTCTAATGAAATCTCCCCAAGAATGCTCCATATCTGAAATACACTCTTTAAGGAACTTCCCTTTAGCTTCCATTTCTGGAGACGGGCTTGCACCAATATCCACATCCCAATTAACACGCTCAATCATCATTTCAAAAAGAGATAGCGCAGATGAAATTGTTGCATCATTTGACATCTTTCTGAACGTCTTGAGAGATTCTGGGAATCGAAGTTCTTTTCTAGATTCTTCTAGAATATGCCCATTGATCTGCTTAAGACCAATACTACCGTACTCTCCAAGTTTTAATCTGGATGGTACTGTATAGGCATCAACAGCTTTTTCAATTTCTGTCAAAATGCCCTCCTATAAGTTGTCCGTGCAGAGGGCTGCTTTCAGACATAATATCTATAATTCTCTATAATTTAGATTATAGATAGTTTATTACAATATGTCAAGCCCTCTGACGACATTTTAATAGAAATCCCTTATAAAATAAGGAGTTAGCCATTAGTAATTTTAAATGGGTTTGATCTACTTAGATCTTCTGGAAGGAAATCTGGAATATGGATATTGGAAGCAAGTTCTGTGAAAGCGTCAGATGTGCTGTCCACGATGTCATCCTTTACACTTCTAGAGCCATCAAACCTTTCTAACTCTAACATAAAGGTATCATTCCAACTGCCCTTAACAATCCTTACGCCTCCTGCTTCACACAAGGCAGCGAATGGGGCAAATCTCTGTACTTTAGACTTGTTTGTTGGACGGGCTTTAGCAGAGAACCCATATTCTGCCAGTTGTCTAATAATGTCTGCGGCATACGCTTGCCCTGCTGCACCGGGGTCACGAGGGATGACAATCTTAGTATCTGATCCATCTCTTCTAGCAGTTTCTAAAATTAGATCGAATACGCCACCATACCTTCTTCTATCTCTTACAACGTCTTCGACATAGTAGATGCTATTCTTGTCCTTGGACATTAATGTCCCAACGGTCCAGTCCGGATTTGGATTTGTATCTGAAGGAAGTGTGCCCGAAATATCCCATGCACGCACTCTTTGGATTGTTCGTGTTGGCGGTAAATTAATAACCTCCACCCACTCTCTCTTCCAATAGCCCGAGGCCGATTCCCTAGCTTCCCAACTACCATACAGGTTTCTTTCTTTAGATACTCTATCCAACCCCTCCAAGAAACCGATGTAGTTTGGTTCTGCGTATGGGTTATCATAAATCGATGCACTAATGAATGCAAAAGATAGGGGTTTAATTTGTCTGGGGTGTTCCTCTGGTAGAAGATTACCCGCAGAGTCTTTTACCCCATACTTCTCAAAAAGAATGTCTCTGGAGTTATCCCAAATCATTTCGTTGTTTAAACGAATAAACCACCTAACTACACCTTGTTTCTCGGGGTCTGGTCTTCCGAATAATTCGTGATCCTTTGGATAAAGATACCAATCAATCCAACGACGAACCCAACTGTCCGGGTCTGGGTTACAAGTGCCACGAATGACAGGCTTCATTTCTGCCTTTGTTCTTAATCGTGACAAAATATATAAAAACTGACTTTCTTCGAACTGTGTTAGTTCGTCCATTACAGCAGAAGACAACTGACTCATTATGTTCAGAAATATTCGCTACATATTTCCCGCTTTATTCAAGCTGCTCTGTGTCACCACAAAGTTCAGACTATATCTCAGACTCTATGAGTCTTCTGGTGTTTCGCCTCGCTTGAGGCTACTCCCTTCCGGGATAGTCGTTGCACGTTCCTTTAATATAAAGGCTTCGCTCAGGATAAACTTAATGAGCAAGTCTTCCCCTGAATTAACCAGATTACGGCCAAGTGTCACCACATGGCTAGGCAGTAATTACCTTGGTAGTTGTCTGTATTATCGGCTCTCTCAAAGTGAGCAAAAGACACTTCTGCTTGTTGCTCTCTGTCCTTAATTGGGCCGAAATTAATTTTCATATCTTTGAAGCGGATCTTTGCATTTGGATCTACTTCCTTATACAAAGCCCTTGCTTCATCCCAAATAGAGCCTGGGCGAAGCAACATTGGGGTGGTCCTGCGGATAATAATTCCCTTGTAGTAAGGGATATTAATATATTTCAAGTGGTGAATTAGGGCAGCATGAGACTTACCACCACCCATAGCGCCCCCATACACTATGATATCGACCTCTTCCCCGTCTTCATTGGCCCACTTACTTCTTGGGCCTGTTCCATCTCGCAATGTTAGAAATAGCTCTTGAGGTAATGATGCAGGCCCAATTGTTTTTGTATTCTTCATTTATACATGCCCCCAATTGATCTTCAATACAATATTTCTAATCATTGCTACGGACACGTTAAACATTTTAGCAATTTCAGATCTTTTTACTCCTGATTTATAAAGCTGCCTAATCTCAAGAACGTCGCGCTCTTTCAACTTGGATCTTCCGTGCCTTTCCCCTAGTATGGGTTGCAATAAACCCATATCAACAGCGTGCTGGCAATTTTGCTGCACTGTCACCCATTCTAGATTATCCACATGATTGTTCTTTACGTTACCATCTTTGTGATTTACGACTGGAAGATCTGACTGGCCTATCCACGCCTCTGCAACTGCTCTATGTACAGCCACATAATACTTAATACCTTTTCTTGTTGCATACACCCTAGCATATCCGTCCTTATCAAACCAAGGCGTCGGCATTCTCCCATTGTCCGAACGTCTTATTACCCCATCCACAGTTACTTCAAAAATCGGGACAGATGGAACTACTCTAAATTCTAGGAACATACTATACTCCTTATTTATATTACCAAGTAAGTATAACACGTTAGTTGGAGTTTTGTAAAGTATTCCAAGAACTTAATTAGTACCCTGTAGGGCGTTCTTCCCAGAAGCAATGGAATGTTCCTGTTACAGGACTGTTTCCCGGATTTATAAACTTCCAATAATAAATTCCCGGAGCGATTCCTCGCTCATCAGCAATTTGACCTCCAACTGTGGATTGTTGGGATGTTGCACTTGCTGCAACCAGCCTAGCTGTATCGATAATTGTCCCACCAGTTATGCTACCACCACCCATGATATTATTTTGTCGCACATAAGGTGGTTGTCTGATACTAGACATAAGGTTTTTACCGAATATCGCAAATTGTTGTGTAAAAGGAGTAGTTTCTGTTACAGCACCTGCGATGGTGTCTAATTGCAGTGTTCAATTATCCACTGTGAGTGAAACATTAAACAAAATTGTGTCTACCGGGACAATAACTTTAGCAGTGTAAGTTGTTCCCGCAGCCAAAGACAAGTCCCTAAACGTTCTAAACTCACGCCCCTCGAAAAAAGCTGTTTGTCCAATATCAACGCGCAGCATCTGCTGTAGTCGTAGCGTATTCAATTGAATTCGGGAAAGTTGTTGAAATCAACACATCCGCATCTGCTGAGGTTGCGAGTTGTGTCCAAGTCTTAGTAATATTGATATTTTGTGTTGGCATTATTATTCCTCGAATCAAGATGTTTTATGAAGTTTAAATACAACGGCAGGTAGTGCTGGTTTTTCTTCCTCTTCCTCAGACACG